GGTTGATTGATTTTGAAGTATATTGAACAACTACATCGTTATAATCATTATCCTTCAGAATAATTTCTCCAGTACTACCAAAACTTACCGTGGAGTCAACATCAATAATAGTAGCACCAATACCTGCAGTGTTTACTAGTTGTGTCTTTGCTGCTGGTTCAAATGTGCTGTAAACTGTTCCAGTTACATCAATATCTCTTTGATATCCATAGTCAATAGAAACTTGATAATATTCGCTTTTGATATTGAATGCTTCTTTATCGATACCTAATGAAGCATAGTCCCAATTTAATTTTTCTACGTTACATACAGACCCTCTTGCTTTTGTAGAGTCCTGATATAGTGTACGAGATTTTAAATCTAAAGGATCTCCAATATTCTTCTCAACCACCATATCAATGGTAACTCTATAATCTGCATCAGATGGTTTAAACAGATATTCACTTGGCCTTATAACTGAAGAGTCTTTTCCATACAATGCTCTGAAAAGAATCTCAATTGAATCATCTGTGCCTTTTGAATCATAAAAAGATTTAGATCCAAAAATAAAGTTTCTTTGATTGAGATCACTAACTGTTGCTCTATCTTCAAATCCAGGAATGACTTGGTTTTTAAGTTTTCTAAAAAACTCTTTTAGAAAACGAATACTTAAATTATAAACTACGGTGTCTTTAGTATGACTTGCTGCTAAGGTTTCTTTAAATACTAGTTCATCTGGGGTATTTGTCCCAGAGTAACTTGTAACTCCACTGAAACCCCGTACACACCCCTCAAACGAGGTGTCTGTCTTATGGGTGTAAGAAATGATTTCATCATCAATTAAAAGTAATCCATTTCTTTTCGGAAATCCTTCTGTGAAATTTCCATTAATATCAGCACCGATAGAAGTATCAACTGAATTAATATCCGATTGAAGGATAGTAGAATCTACTAATGCATAAAGTTCATCTACTTTGACATACTTATCAATATTTGTAATAAGATCGTATGTTCCACTTTTAAACTCTACTGAAAGATAATACTGTTTTAAAAACTCAACAAGCAGCGGGAAATCATCTCTCACATATGCAGGGACCTGAGATGCGATGATATCTTGAATATTGACTCTATCGATTGCCATTTCTTATTAGTAGCCAGGAGTTGATTGGGTATTATTGAAAGTAGATTGTGCGACTCTATTGGAATTGACCAATATTGTAGAACTTGTGTTGGAAGTAGAAGAAGGTGTGGTTGAAGAGGATGAAGCGGATGAAGTTTCTGCTGCTATAAGTTGGGGGGTGCCGCGTACTAACTCATTTCCATCGTAACTTGGACTTACAATGTAGTTACTTCCAGAGATATCATCACCAGAATCTATCTTATCTACAACACTATTTACCGTAGTATAATTGAGGTCTAATTGAAGATATAAATCTTGAAGACCAATAACGTCATTTGAATAAGGAATAGCAGATACTTCAATAATAGGAACTTTATTTCTAACAATACTCGTTGAAACAAACTTTATTGGATTCAACTTAATCTCACCATGGATATAATCTACAATACCAACATTTTGTTTTACAATTATTGCTTGTTTTGGTGATGCCAACTTAAAGAAGAATAGTTTACCAGTCTTTAATCCCATATTTGGAATGTCTCCAAGATACAATGTATCAGAGATCCCACTGATTTTAAAACCTGACGATCTTACATTGAATCCTTTGTTCTCAGCATCTAATAGGTTTGTACCACATTTATCTGTTGAAGAGTTTTTAACTTGGAATCTATTACCATAACATAACTCATATTGACCAAACTTATTAATTACAGGTTCTAAGTCTCTTCTTATCTGAACATTTGTGATATTAGAAGTCGCCGCAATGTTACTATTATCAATTAGAGTTTGATACTTACTATACTTAAATCTTGCTCCAAACTTATTCAATGCAGAGGAAGATGAATATTCAGTAATTGATGCCAAAACATCTGCCTTAACTACACTTCCACTTTGTACCTTATTTGTATTATAATATACATTAGAGTCGGTCTCAATATAAAGATAGTTTAAATCAATTAACTGAACTTGAATACCAGCAACTTTATATCGATTTATTTTTTCAATTAGAAAATCTTTTAGACAAGTAGATAAAAAGACTCCATTGACAGGTTTAATGCTTACAAATACTTTTCCATATTGCGGAGGACTTAAATCTTCTCCACCATATGCTGATACAGACTCTGCTTCAGGATATATGTTAGGAATCAATGCCTCGTAGTCTGATGCTGTGACAGCACGGTTCTGAGATGCGTAAATTTGTGGAGCATATCTTTTGATCGAATCCACAGATTCTATTTGAGCACCAAGTTGAGATGAACCATCAGTAACTAGTGCTGTAATAGCAGTTGTAACAGGAGTTCCGTTATTTTCTATTAACTCTCCACTGAAAGTGAATGAATCAATTCCATTTGCTGCAGCACCTGCAGATATCATATATCCAACTTTTACGACATTTGGTTCTTCTAACTTTTTACCAAATACTCCATCACCAAATAGAAGTTCATATTTTTCGTTTGGTATCTCTTGTAAGAAGTAAACACGAGAATCTGACTTAATATCAATCAATCCACTATATTGGGTATAAGTGGTTTTAATATTCGATGTAGACGATTCTAGAACCTCTACAGTGATTAATGACGTGTCTATTCCTGTATTTGGTAATATAATTTTTTGATTCGGAGTTCTGGAACTTATTGGGAACTGTGTCTCAACAAAAGTTCCTTCGTATATTGTGATATCATAAAAACGTGCTATGCCATCTGAATCAACAGTTTTTATAATGTCTTTCGGAATTGAAAACGTATAATCTTGCGAACCGAATTGTTGAGATGAAATCGCAACAAGACCCTTCTTTAGAGTTACACTTGATGCTGTAGTAGTGGATACATCAACTTCAAAAGAAATAACCGATCTTGATGAGGTACGAGATCTAGGCACATAACCAATATTCCTTGCTAGTGACACTACATTCTCTCGTAGTGTTGCACTATCAATGAATACTTCATTCGTTACCATATTGGCATTGTATGAAGTAATATATGTGTTATATGCTAATGCATCAATAACTGTCGAGAGGTTTGACCCCTCAAAATCGTAATCGGTGAAGTTAGAGTTTGCACGGAGGTAATCCTTTATGGAAACCTTTATCTGCTCAAAATCTAGATTGCTGAAATTTACTAAAGGCATTTTACCTAGTGGGTTCTAATGCAACGGAGAGTTCTTGTGCTGGTACATCTATACCAACAATAATATATTGTATCTTACAATCAAAACGATACTTATCAGGATCTGCTTTGACTTTGACATCAATGAGTTCCACTCTTGGTTCAAACAACTCAATAGTATCTACAATTTCAGTTTGAATTGATGATGCTGTACGTGAATCAATCTGCCCAAAGAGTAGATTGCTTATATTTGATCCTAAAGCAGGATTAAATGGTTTCTCACCAGGTATTGTAAGAAGCAAGTTACGAATAGAACGAGCAATAGCATTCTCATTCGTCAATTCAATCAAATCTCTTTTAAGAGGATTGATTTTAAATGACGCACTCAAATCTTTAAATGCTTTACTGTTCCTTTGGACTGGCAAAATAATACAAGAATTCTACCTTATTTAGACGCTTAATCCTCAGTTAATGTTACTGGTTTAGAACCACAAGTACACTGATGATCAGGGTCAGAACAATCAGTTGTTTCAAAAAGTCCGTCTTCATTAATTTTCTTAAGTTGTCTAGGAGTCTGTTCATCATTTGCAATCTCCCTTAAAAAATTATTCTCAGGCATCGTTGTTTCCTCTCTTAATGTCTTGTTGTGTTTTCCAGAAGTATGACTCCTGATCTCCTAGTCCCATACGATCATAACCATTTTCAACCTGATAATATTCAGTAGAGACTTTAAAGTCAGGTTTCTTTGGTTCTGCTGGTGTAAGACTATTATCATATATTCTCATCCTATTATTAGGATACAAAGCATATTGTCCATTTGATAGTTCTATTAGGTTATGAGACTTATGCTCTGATGGATTCTCACTGGTTGCATAATCAACTGTATCAGGGTCTTGATGATAGTTATCTAGAGTACACACGTATGTACCTTTAACGGTCCCGTGATCCCTTGTATACAGTTCATAGTCCATAGACCCTATAAACGGTTTTTGAATCGCTACAACACCATAATCCATACAGTTCCAAAACTGTAAGTTCTGTAGATTCATATCAGGGTCGGGTTTTTTTGGTTCCGATAAGAACGCACTAATTGGTAACTTATCATACATTGCACCATATTCTGGTAGATAAGTCTCAAAATAAAATGCACGACCAGGAATACTTTTACATGATACCCAAACACCTTTTACATATTCGCCCCATCCACTAGTATGATCAGTTAAGTATTCTTTACGAACCCATACTTCTACTGCTGGTAGATTAACAATCAAACAAGCCATAGTATACTTTAATGTTACACATATGTATCTAGACAAAAAAAAGAGACCCGAAGGTCTCTTTATCATATTATCGCCCTTGACCACGATAACGCTTTGGTTTCCCATTACGACTCGTAG